TTCAGGAACTAATCCTCGATAAAGCTCGATTGGCCAGGAAGTGGAACTGATTCCCGAGGAAAGGTTATTTCAACTGCATTTTCCTCTATTTTGACCAGTGGTCGGTTATCGTTTTCACCCTCGCCGATAAGATACCCCAATACTTTGATGGAGACCTCGGTAGAAAACATCCGCATATCTTCAGCAAGATCGTTAATGTTGTTGTCGTGTTTAAAATCCTGATCGATGAATGCCTCGTATAAATGTCCATTTCTTTTCATCACAAAGGAGTTAATTTGTCCGGTGCGCGCAATGAAGGGTGCCACCAAATCGTTCATTTGTTGTTGGTACTCTGTTTTGAGTGTAATTTTGTAATCTACATTAACATATACAGGAATCGGAATAGAAAGTGTCTGAATTACCACCTTTTTGTTGGTGCGGGGGTAGAACTTTTGTTGCACCACGTTCTTCGGGAGCATTCTCATTGATGCTGCCACAGCAAAGTTTCGAGTTTTATCTTCAACAATTCGCTTAGCAATCACCATGCGACCGGTGCGACCGTCCTTGTTGCTGGAATAAGTTTGTGCCTGATAAGCGCCTTTGCGTTCGGGATCCTTGGTAATGCCTGTCCTTTCGACACTCAAAAGAGGAAGCTTAAGGGCACCTGCATCATCTCGTAACTGTTTTTTATTTTTGATCTGATAAGATCTCTCGGGCGCTTGCCACAGCACAGGGACAGCAACGTTTCCCTCGTTAGTGTTGGCGCTCAATTCTAAATCTTTCTTAACCCAAGATACCATACAATAGTCTATGTCTTCCAAGGTGGAGGCTAACATTCCGATTTCGGATAATCCGACGGAGCCTGTGTTTGGGAGATCGGGCAGCAGTGTGAAATCAAAATTATCAGGTAGCATCGAACAATCCCTTCCTGGCTCTCTTACATACGGCAGAGATCTCAAATCCGTGATCCACTTGACCCCAGAGCTTTTTATCTTCACTTAGTTTAACTATTTCATAATAGTAATCGCCGTACAAAACAAAGTCCCCCTCGCGTACGTACATATCCTGATCTTCCTCTAATCGGCGCTTGTGGAAGTGAACCTTAATTTCCCAACTCTTATCGATGCCAGCGCCTGCCATATAGGTTGTGGCATATTCGGTCCACTCAACGAGTGCAAACACCCTCACAGGCGGAAGGTATGTTTTCTCTATTGCTTCTCCATAAAGCTCATGAAAGTCTGTCCGTTGCATGTCTATAGGATAATAAAGAATCTGCTGACCAATGACCTTTTCAATAAGTTCATCATTAACCTGCTTTACTAGGTCGCGTTCTTTCTTACCTAAAAATAAGGGTGGTGGTGGCTGTGCTGGTCTTTTCCATTCGTTTGCCATTTAGTTTACCCCACGAAAATTGGCAATGGGCTATTTTTAAAGGTTGCGGCCGTTGCCTCCGATTTTTCACTATCCTTCTTGATCAATTCTGTGTATTCCATTGCTGCTAGCATATCTACCAGCTTGTCTCTTAGTTCTGCTTGTTCTGCCTTTGCTTGGCTTAAAAGTTCTGCATGGTTCAGTGTTACACTGTCACCTGGGATGGGAACCGAGGTAAACTTTCCTCGAATCTGTCCCAACATTTCTTTACATACCGCTAAAGCATACTTTCGAATCCACTGTTTACCGATGGCGTTAATATTTCGGAAAGGAATATTACTATAAGGGAGCGTATTCATATTATTAACACCCTTCACTCCGTCTTTGTAGCCGGCACCTGTTGCTGTTGCATCTTTCTTGATGTAGAATTCAAACCAAATCTTATCACTCATGAACGGATAATAGCTCGGATTGGGATAAAGCTTGAGTTTGTTGTTTTTAAGAACATATGAATAATGAGACGTTCTTGTCCAGATAGAGTCTTCGTACATGATTGATTGAAGTTTATTCTGCCATGTTGGAATGATCTCAAACGTTGAATCATCGGCATATTGCCCATAGGTAGACATATTGCCTACCACTCCAACGCCTCCGTAATATCCATAAAAGCGCCACATAGCGCGTGGAGACCGAAAGTATACTCGCGTAATGAAAATACGATCATTATCTACCTTGCCAGCATATTCCACTGCGTTTCCGGATTCATCTTTGCCTGAATCGCTAGCGGTCTCTACAATCGATTGTATGTCATAGTCTTGAGTATTCTTGCGCGGTACTATCGAGCCGGAGTAAATGGTGGTCGTTCCACCATAGCCCCCAAGCGTAGAAACACCGTCTCCAACGCGTTGAGCATAGGAAACTTGAAAACGAGGGAAGCGCAGATTGGAACCCGTAGGTCCCGTTAGTTGCGCGCCTAGGTGATCGAACGTCCCTGTGGTATCACCCAGTGTGTCCGACAAGGAGTTCTTGCTTTGGTGTAGGTTGACGATATAAGAGTACTCTAGGACTGCTTCTTCATAAGCAGCGTACACATTTCCCGGCGTAAGCTCAATATCTACTACATCGCCGCCTAATTTCTTATACACATAGGCAACTTGCATGCTTGCGCCGCTTAAGAAGTTGACCGATCCGGTATAAAACCCAATCGGACACGCGGCAGTGACCTTCTTGGCACTACCCGTGCTCGTTAATATGACGGCACTAGTGGTGGATTTTGGATTAAGATTTGTTGGCATGCATAGGTACCCCTACTCCCTAAATAGTAAACATAGACGCAAAACTCAGTGCCTATAAGTTGTTTATTTTTTAGTCAGCAGCAGTAGTCGTGCTTTTGGTGGCAGTCGTCTTAGTTTTTGTGGTTTTTCGGACACTCTTAACGGTCTTTTTTGTCACCTTGGGTGCTACCGTGGTATCAGTTTCTACTGTAGTTACCTTGGGGGCACCCAGGACTGGGGCTGGGACGACTACATCGCTCGTCTTCGTCTCAACTGACGCAACCGTCTTCGGAATCCATGTTGGTGTTTCAACAACGGTTTCAGTAGCGCTTTTGTTGGCTGCACGGGCCTTTAATTTCCACATTAATCTTTTACGAGGGTTCATGGTGGGTTCTCCTTAGTGGTAATTAGTTATAAAATATCAAAAACGAAAATCTCAAAAATTTACAAGGGGAAAAAATTGGTAGATCAAGGTTTTTGTTTAAGCAATCCTAATAGATTTGGCAATTGGGGTTGTGACATGGCTTCCTTTATTTCAATAACCTGCTTCGCTATCTCTTCTAGGAGTTCACTGTTAGCTCTCACCAACTCTTCGATCTCTTCCACCCTCTCTTCGTTATAATTTATACGCTTTAAGAGTTCGGTATTTTCCATAGAAGACATACCATAAATAGTGAGCAGCTTTTCTTTTTAATCAAGAAAAAACCCCCAACCCGCAAGGGAAGGGGGCAAGGTAAAAACCTATTTAATCTTCAAATTAGCTAGCAACCTCAACAGCTGAAACAACCCCAACTGAAGACACCTCAAAACCAATCCAAGTTGTAGCAGATGTACAAATTAGAACTGAGTATGAGTTAGCCGGCAATGCTGATTCGGCAGCAGCGCCGGAGCCGCCATTGATTGCAATCGATGCTGGTGTACTGGTGCGTAATTCGCAAGCAGTAGAACCAACAGAAATATTAATAATATTACCAACAACTGGTGCCGGTAAGTTTACCCAGCGGTCAGCACCACCAGATGTAACTGTAACGTGCGAAGCCCCTGCTGGAATATCCGCTCCTGCTGCCGCGGCAGTAACTGCTGTCGAAACAGCTTGGAATCCTCTGCCTCTAAAGACAGAATCTCCCATTGTAAGCTCTCTTTTTAAGTTTTGTATTAGGGCTTGGGTTCTAGCCAAGCCTACTCTTTTTGTTCCCATAATTTAAAACCCTCCATTTATGTGTTTATAATTTAGGTGAGACAAAAGATACACTCCTGCCTCACATATAAGTAGTTTTTTCCATAAAGAAGACCCCCTCCCTTTTCGGGGAGGGGGCTTTCTGTGTCACGTTTAACCGTGCTTTTTACCTAATATATATTAATTGTTTATGTATTAGGATGTGGCTCCTGACTCACCAAGTAGTCCGCGGACGATAACAAGACCGTACATATCCGGACGCACCATCTTCTTGGCATAGCGAGTCATCACGCCCTTGCGGGGCACGAAGTCTTCGACGCCGAAGATCGTGGGTGTAGTCTGCAGTGGCACATACGGTGCGTACACGTAACCGCTTTCGAGGAAGCTGTTTCCGCGACGACCGACAAGGATCACGTTTCGCAGGAAGTAAGGATCGACGATAACGTCGAGCTTCTTACTGAGCGAACCGACCTTGACAGCACCAACGGTACCAGTCTCATCATCAGCCGTAACGTTGGCGCGATAGCCAGCCGTAAACTCAAGGATGTTGGCAACTTCAGGTCCAACGACAATGAAGTTAGCACCACCACGTAGAGTCTTACGATGAATCTGGGCAGATACATCGTTAATGGTCTCGATGAGGGTCTCATACCATTCGCTTACCGTACCAGTGAAGTCGGGAGCCGCAGAGGACGCACCAATTTCACCACCAGTAGTTCGGTTAACGAACAGACCGGGAGCACGGGACCAGTAATAGGTAGAAGCAGTTGCTCCACCCACA